CCATAGCTCTTTCACAAGCGTCCCTTTCGTTAACTTGTAAAGACGGAGAAAATCTCAGTTTCGGGATCCTCATCAGAAACTAACATTACAGATTGTGGCCACTCGACACCCCATAGCTGGATGTCGGCACCTGCGTCGTCTTTAACCTTCAGCATTCTGGTCCAGCGACCGTTTTCAATAAGGATCCACTGCCCTACCTTGATATCTTTGATGTCTTCGCCGACTGAGTATACTCTCCCCCAACGAGGGCGAATACCTTCGCTCTTACCGTTATCATCGGGAATAATAATTCCACGCACGACGCGGGAACCTCTTTCTAAATCAGTAACAAGAACCTTACCTTTTAATGCTTTAGCTTTCACTTGTATTCCCTTCTTCGATAATAATATCGCCCGATGGCAGTTCTCTTTCAACTACCTTCTTCTCTGGTGTAGTCTTAATTGCCTTTGGTACAGGCTTTACGGGATCTACAGAGATTCCTGCGGTATCTGGCTGTTTGCCCTTGAGACCGGTATTTATAACCGCTGTCTGCACACGATGATTTTCTCTAGCAATCTGATCTGCTGTCTTTGTTACAACACCGCGATTGATTTGATCTCCCTTAGCATTGACTTTCATGTTTCCAATTGCCGGAGTTTTTTCATTTTCACGGCGTAAAGAATCCATATCAATAGTAAGACCTCTATAACTTACATGTCTGCTCATTTTCTTATTTTCCTTATTTCAAATAATCTTTAATTTCAAGCCCATACTTTAACGAGTCTACTCTATGTACGCCTATTAAGTATAGTATATACGAAGAAACGCTGGAGCCACGACCTACGCCCCATACGAATTTGTTCTTTCTCATGTAATCTACTAGAAATATAAACAAGCGTAAGAGCATAATTAAATTACGTTCCTCGTAAAGGACAAATTCCTCATTTACACGATCAATTTCTTGTTGTGTCTTACATTTATCAATTAGCCACGAATGGACATCGATTTGCTGATAGACAACGGGAAAAATCCATTCATCTGCACACCTTTCGTGAAACTCATCAAATGTTAATACTTCCTCAGGTGCATCAAGAAAAGTAATTGTTTCTGGCAGTAGAGAAGATTGGTATTCTTGAAATAGCTTAATTTCTTCGTCGAATACAACATTTAGGTGACTTATATTCTTTCCTTGGAGTAATAATTCTCTTAAATTTTTACTCGACAGAATAGCCTGTCCGTACATGTTTATTTTTAAACTGTCTTTGGTTTCCATTTTTCGACTTGAACAATCTTTGCGGGTTCCCTAACAAAACCTATATGAGTATCAACCATCTCCGACATAACCTTACGGAAATCATCTAGTGGGTCTTGAATGTCTTTAAACAATTCTTCATCAGATAATTTTGTATCTATAGGCCTTACAAACTCGAAGCAAAATCCGTCGTCTCTATTCCACCACGGTATTTCGTCGCGTGTTGTACTCTCTGTATAATACTCGGCGGTAGTTGCCGGTAATTCATACTCGGTATCACTACAATCAAAGGTATATTGTAAAGATGTATCCGACCCCTTAAGTTTCAGTTCACCGACAAGCAAATCATCCCCTGCAAGGACAGATATCTTAGAATGAAGTAGCTGTATAATTATATCATCACCGGGGTTGGTTGGACAATACATTGTGATGTTAGAAGAAAGATTAGCAAGAAATAAGTCATATTCGCTGCTAACATCGACCATAAGAATCTGTGGAAGATTTGTGTCTAGCCAAAAATAAATCTTCTGAAAAGTAAGACCCGAATCGTGTTCTACTTCTTCTTTGGTTTTACCTTTCTTTCCTGTGGCAACTAGGTCCACAGATAACTTCCAATCTACAGGTGTTAATGTACCCTCTTGGAGTCGTATTCCCGTAAAGTCATAATCGAGAGTCATGTGACTCTTAATAAGATGCTTACCGCGTTTAATCATATCTCTCCATTATTCTTCTAATTTTCCTAATTCAATAGGTTTAGTATCGTCGGGATATTTTCTTTTGAACTCTTCGTCCATGTTATGTTGCATACGCTTGCGACGTTCATCTTCCAGAGATTGAATTATCTCCTTAATACTAAGGACTGTCGGATTATGCCCTAACGCTACTTGTGCGTTCATATAGAGATATGCTTTTCCTATTCTTTCAATAATTTCTTCATCGGTTAATTTACTGGTGTCAAGAAAAGGGTGCATGTAAACTCCTCATATGCTGTGTATTTATGCCTACCTTAAAGGAGAATACTTATTGCTGACACTGCATCATTATTCTTGCGTATAGCCTCAGATAAGGCACATCGATATTTTTCTGCATACTCTTTATTATAGAATACGGCAGAATATCCAGAATGAGGGACTAACGGAGAGGCAGAAACTTTAATGGCGTGACCGGATAATCTATCCTCCGGTGTGAAATAATGTTTTCGAGAACAAAGAATATAATCTGCAGGAAAATTTTCAATATCAATTACATCGGTTGCGTCTGCGTAAATTCCTAAATGTGGCTGAACTGGATTTCCTTTATATATAACCGGGTTGTTTATTTCTATCAGGGTGCATTCGCCGTGTCTATTGTTATATATTGCCGCAGGTGTGTTTGACATTTCTAAAAATTCGTCGACTATATAGATCGAATTATTTCTTAAATCAAATACCTGCTCTAGGAATTCAACACGATACGGCCATTGATAATTCGGATCACGTAGATCCCTCCATGGCTGCACTGAATTTATTCTGGATGCCGATTCTTTATAGAAACGTACGGTGGCAGGATTACTTTTTAGGTATTTGAAGTTTCTAAACTCGTCGATATATAGATCACTGTTCATCCGTTTCTACTACCTCGTGTATTGTAAACCACTTTTCCGGCCACATATAAACTTGGATGGCCCTTGTCTCAACAGACAGCCTGAATTGAAGGGCGTCCATTTCGTCTTTAAAGCAGAAATATCCACGCGGTATAAATTTTGTACCATCATCAAATATGGATTGCAATATTTGCATCTGGTTCATTCCGTTGAACCCTGCTACAGCCGCAATCTGACCCTGATTCTGATCCCCGGATGTCTTTGTCTGCTCAAGCTCGAGATGAGAATATCCCCATGTCCCTTGTATCAGCTTATAGGCATTTCTTATAATCTTTCTATAATCTGCCTGGGCCTTCTCCATCGGAACATCGGTCTCATACTCGAGTCTTGCCACATAGGGTTTGGCAAAGAATATCTTCGTTCGAGTATGAAGCAATTTTGTCATATGTATTCGTGATGACTTCTATGGAAAGCAGTGACGTCATCCTTTTCAGAAAATCGAATTACAACAAACTGACCTTGATCGATTTCTGTATATAGACCTTTGGTCTTATTAAGGCTTGCCTGGATTTCATCCTGCCGGCGGTAATAGGAAGTAGGATGCATGCGCACCGACATCCATCCTGCGGTATAGCTATCGACTTGAATTGGATCGCCGATAATACATTTTCCTTGTTGCCTCATTTATTTCTCCTGATGAATGAACTTCCACTTATCAAACATAGCCTGGACAAACACGTCCAAGGAATCGCTGTTTCTGTAAGCCTCTGAATTATATCTAGCAGAAATGAGATATTCCTGCCCTGAGAGAGTCCTTATTTTGAAGGAAAAGTCGTCCTTAAGTTTATTTACTACCAATGCCTCCGAATCTTTTTCGAAGCCAAAGGATTCAACAAACTTAAGAAGGACTACGGCCCCACAAGTTGTGTAAATTACATTCTTCTGGTATATCATCAAAGAAGGCTAAGGTACAGAGAGCTTGCCGGATCAAAATCCTCTCGGAAAATGTAGATCTTGGGGCTAACGGACTTGCCTTGCTTCAGTGTCTTCAGCACACGGCCTTCCATGGTCCACTTATCTTCACCCTTGCCGACGTTTGTATTCAGCCAGTTAACGAGCTTGTAGAAATGCTCACGATCTCGAATCGTAACACGGAAGGTATGAGCCGCATTTTGCTCCTTCAGGTTCACCGGAGTAACCTTGGGGGTGACTTGCTTGTTCATATTACACTTTCTATAAAGTTGGGTTGTTGAGTCTATATTTTACTACGAGTCAATAATCGTGTCAACTGATAGGATCCGGTGCTGCCGCAAGTATTCTAACACCGGCTTCTAACAACATTTCCTGTGCCACTAGCATATCCTCTTGCCACCGTTCTGGCATTTTTTCCGCGATATGATCCTCATCCACTACGATCGTTTTGATACCGCGCTGAATGATTGATTGAGCACAGTTGGTACATGGTGAAAATGTGACAAACATTACACAGTCGCTTAAATCCGACTTTGAAGCCAAATCCATGGCATTACGTTCTGCATGGGCCATCCACTTATATTTATAAGGTCGAATATGGCGCTCAGGTTTTGTATCATCCACACCCATTGGCATCCCATTGAATCCCCAGGAAACAGGTCTCCCCTCTAGAGTAGTAATAACTGCCCCCACTTTGGTTGAGTCATCCTTGGACCAGCCTGCTATTTCCTTAGCCATCCTTAGAAGGCGGCTCGCCCATTTCTTATTTGTTATATCCATTATCTACTAAGACCTTCTCTGGTTATAATCTGGGCAAGTTCCTCTCCTAAATTATCTTTATCTGTAACAACATACAGACTTACCCTCTTATGATCTCTCGTCGGATCATAGCTTGCAAACTGTATTACTTTTCCACCGGTTGCGTTGAACACGGTAAAATTCAATCCTGATGTGCCACCAATGGGTCCGTCAATTTCTATCGACTTTACTTTGTTGGCATACTTCGAAGGAACTGCCTCTATACCATTATCCAGCATAAACCAAGCAAATAATCTACGGAGATACTTTTTTAACATATTAGTTCCATCTTAATTTAAAAATAAGCAATGATGATTCTTCCCTAAAGGCAAATATTCTTCCTCTGTCGGGCGTATAATACTCGTACCAATCATAAAATCTCTTTCCCACGTTTTCAACACACCAATCATCGACATCACTATTATCAGATTTAATTACAATCTGAAACGGCCAGGATTTTATGCTTAGTCTTCTCACATCCATGTCAACTTAAAAAGTGTTGCATCTTCATCATCGGAAATTAATACCGTATACATAGGATTACCAGAATTAAATCTAAAGGTACAATCGTACCTTCCCTTCATATTCTGTTTCATCCAACCCTCAAAATCTGTATCGCTGGAGGGGTATACCCAACAATGCCATCCTACAATTTCTTCTCGAAATTCTCTTTCTAATTCTGCTGGATCTTTTCTAAGTAACACCGGCACATCAGACCAGCCGTTTTCATATCGCCAATGATTTACAATTATGGCCATGTTAGCTCAAATAATATAGCATGCTCATCGAACAGAAACCAAATTACAAGATCGTTTACAGAATTGGGATGCAATTCCCATTCCCATGCCACAGCCTGCTTTCCGACCACTCTTTCCAGCCATGGCCTGTAGTGATGGTTTGGCTCCGTGTCTCCGGGCCGCATAAACGGCCTGACACATTTAGCTTTATAGATCGCCGTCTTTTCTGTTTTCAGAATGCCAGACTGAAAATTTTCCACCTGGATAACGTGCCTCAAGTTTTGTAACATTTTCTGCAATGACATCGTTGGGATCAAGACCTAACGCAATACATGCATTTGTCCAATACCAAATAATATCTCCTAGTTCCCTCTTCATATGAAATACATTATCTTCGTTATAATCTTTTCCATGAAAAAGGATCTTCTTTACAATTTCATCAAACTCGCCACCTTCGCTTGCTAGCCCAATTCCTGCTGTACTCAACCTAGCAACTTGTACACCTTGCGACGATAGTTCTCTAATTCTTGCAATGAATAACTCGTCATCTTTACTTACTTGACTTGTTACACCATCTACGAACTCTGAGTATTTCTGTAGATCAACTTCTCTTTCCATATATTTCCCTTAATTAAACGTATGTCTCGTTCTTAACGTATTTGACTATTTTATAGAATTTCACAAAATTGTCAAGCGATAATAAGATTTTCTTTGTACTATTGAACATTTGGGAATTTCTGCGTTCGTATAAAGATAACTTTGTTACCCCGTTTATGTCGAAAGGTTTTAATCTACAAATTTCAAATGAGTGCGGAGATGTAAACGTTCCCGGCGATGACCATATGTATGGATGATCGACCAGGTATCTTTCATTACCGGCATCTTCCAATAATAGCATACCAATATCGCCTGTGGTCCCAGTCATCGACTCGTAAAAGAGTGTTTCAGCATCGGACTTAGAAACTTCCTCAAACATAATATTTACTTTAGGTGCTGCTGTCAGCGACACATGCA